GTTTCATCCCATACTTTTGAATTTTTAACTGAGTTCCTTTGGCAAGACCCCAGACTGCACTTGAGTAGTTAGGTGGGGTGCTAGGATCTTTTAAAACCCTTTTCGCCCAGGCAAGTAGAGGTCCCATTGGTGGCGTGAATGGCCGAGCTCCGTCCTCTATGATTGCAGCATGGGGAGCAAAGTTTCCAATAATAGCTCCCCACTCTTTTTCCTCGAATCTCCACGAGGCAGCATATAATCCGGTATCGACAGGGGATTTCTCCACAAGTTGAGGAATGGATCTCATAGTTCCACGAACAACCGCTTTCCTGAAATCTTCCTGTCTCTGCTTTCCATCCACCTCTAGGGTTTTGGCAAAGTCTTCAAGTCGAACCGTCTTTGTACTCATTATTTACCAGGGACCGCCGCCGTTGAATCCTTTGGCTTGTGGCCTGGATTACAAGGACGAGCCTTTCCATTTCTGGCACTTCCAGCATTGTTGTTTTGTGGATGACTAACTATTTCCAAGTTGTTCAACGCCTTTTTTCCACCTACTTTTTTATTCATAGTTCCCCCTTAGAATCCTGTTTTATTTGCTTTTGATGCTTTTTTTATTATGGCTATGGTTGGTTTTTTCCCATATTTCTTTTCTAGTTTTGCTCCTTCAGAAGCTTTGGCATATTGAGATCCAAACATTCTTCCAAGAGCAGCTCCACCAACAGCAGCGGCTCCGGCGAATATTAGTCCACCTTTTCCTCTTGATGTTTTAGCCATCTTCCCTAAGTATTTGAGTCTCTTTCCAGCTTTCGATTTCTTGAGAGTTCCCTTAGTTCCATGACTAACGTGTCTTAGTGCGGCCCCACCAGCTACTGCTCCACCGGCTGCGGTAGCTTTTCCTCTTTTGCTTTTATAGTTTTTATCGGCCTTATCAATATCACTATTCTTTTCGATCTTGATGGATTTACCTTTTTTAATAGCGGTTGAGTTCTTACTGGATTTAACAGTGATTGGAATGATTCGACCATTCTTCCTGATGAATTTTACTGCTCCCTTTGATCCAGCTTTGGGTTTCATTTTCTTTTTCATTATTACCTCTGTCCTGATACTGGACGACAAAGAATCGACCAAGTGAGATGCTTCTCAGTAATCGCAATAGGTCGGTACAATCGTTCACCAATCTCATAAAACTTTTCGACGTTCTTATCTAATCCAGCAAACTCCAGATCGGCTTTGTCTGGATATATGTTTTTAGAAACCATCTTCAAGAGAATATCCCCTTGCTTAACGGCTCCACCCTCTCTGATGCCAAGCTGATGTTTGAACTCCACGACTCGTGGGGAAGGAAGCATCCGATCCTTTGGCTTGTCTTGATAAGATCCATCACCCAGCTCTGTGCCAGACCAACGACGTTCTACAAAAAAGACCTTCTGTTTAGCTGCACCAATGTCATCTCGGATTCCAAGAATATCGTCAGAGCAACCTTTTAGATCATCAACTATTCCACTCATACGCAGACAGCTCCCATCATTCCACTACCCATCATTTTAATATTAACAAGCAGAGCGATTTCTCGGAAAATCTTTCGACGTTCCTTCCTGAGAATGTCGATCTCATTATCTCTTAAAGTGATGTCATCAATTTGCTTCACACCCGCCCTGCAGATAGCCTTGTCGAGTTTCTCGTCAAGGTTCTCAATTCGGTCCAACAGTTCTCTCACGATTCCCTGTGTGGGAATGCTGGCGTTTGTAAGGCGATCAGATACAATCTTGGAATAATCAAGGGAAGTGCTAACTATTGTTGTTGGCGGCCATCCTATATATCTTAGGATCTTCACCTTTTCTGTTTCAGAAAAAGCCATCATTCCCCCTTAAGGCTTATTTGTACTCAGTCGTTTTGGTTTCTTCTTTCGGAGGAACCCCACTGACTTTCTTAGTGGTTTTCTTTTTAGAAGTAGCAGCCTTCTTGGTTGTTTTCTTCTTTGAAGCAGGAGCCTTTTTACTGGTCTTCTTCTTCGTTGGTTTTGTTACTTCAGCAGCGACTTTTTTCATAGTCGTTGGTTTTGTTACTTCAGCAGCGACTTTTTTCATAGTCTTTGCTTTTTTATTCTTCTTATCTTTCATTCGTCTTCTCGACATTGTTGCTCCCATAGGAACCTCCCATTTTAAAAAGCGGGGAATTAACCCCGCTTTGGATTACTTGTTAAAGTATTCGATTAATAGAACTGCGCTCGTAAGGGCAATAGTTCCACCTTCTTGATAATCCACTTCTAGGTTAGACCCAGCAGCAACATCATCCTGAACCGCGCTCACGTTTAAAGCCTTACCAACATTCTTAACAAGCGCATTTTCATGGGCTGCACGAGTGTCAATCTCAGCTATGACGCTGCCGCCAACGTGCTGAAGCCCAACTTGAACAAAGTTAGTATCAGAAGCAGTAATGGCAGCACCATTGACAAGCTTCACACTTAAAATTTTCACTGCCTTTCGGAAGTGAATTGCAGGAACCTGAACGTCATCTGTTGCCAGAGAACCTAAAGGGATTACAGCAACCTGCGGATTGCTTTCATTACTTAAAGACATAAAATCTCCTATCTAAATATTAAACAAAAAAGCGAAGAGAGGGAGCTTGTGAGCCCCCACTCAAATTAAGCTGATACGCAGAAAGCTCCACGAGCAATTCTCTTATCATCGGTTGCTACCTTGCCATGAAGTGCAAGCACTCCGTACCACATAGTGGCTGCCAAGATTGTCTCACGATGGAGAATGTCACGATCCATTTCTGGGTCCATATCTTCAGCCATATAAATCCCAAAAGGGTTGGCTTTGAATATGAAATGGTAATGGGCTGCAGTCGAATCAATAGTGACCGAAGGCATAGTGTCCAAAGTGAACAACGCCATTCCAAGTAAACGACCCTCGAAACCAGGACGACCATAAAAAGGATCATTAGCATCAGCTTTTAGAAAGCCAGTAGTAGTGTCCGTCATCATGGATAAGAAATCCTGAGAATGCATTGCGATTGCCAAGGCATCACTTTGCTTGTCACCGAAAGCGGTAATCTTAGACTGTAAAATCTTCTGCACAGTACAAGTGTGAGTTGAAGAAGTAGCCACATAACCAGCGGAGTAATTTCCGACAGTATTAATCTCTGTAATAATATCAGTATCAACTTTCTCAGCGAATACACGCGAGATTTGACGTTGAGCTTCACCTTCTTGAATACCATTAGGGCTGATTCCCTTTTTGTTCGCTGAAGACTTGCGTCTTGATTTGTCTTTCCAACCAACAGCTTTCCCGATCTCTTTGACGGTTACGCTGAACGCATCGTCTTGGAGAGCTTCGACTTCCAGACCTTCATCTTCTGCAGGCTCTTGAGCTGCACCGATAGTCTTGAAATAAGGAAAGTTTGCAGTTTCCCCTGGCTCTGATTGAAGAGTTTTATCCATAACGGCCAACGAACCTAATCCCATTTTTCTGTCATAATAGGCATTAATATGGTCGGACCACACCTTTGGCACGAAGGCCACATCACTTGCTTGAGTTGCACTCATTTAATTCTCCTTAGTTAAACTAATCCTTTTTCTTTTGCTGATGAAAATAATCGCTCATACTCTTTTGGATTCTTTGTGTAGAGGGATGATTTTTCAGTCAGAGACATTTTAGCAAACTGTTCCACAGTCATATCTCCACCTTTAGCTGGGGCTTTACCGCCACCACCTTGACCGCCACTGTTCACACCAGTTGAACCAGGAGCTGCGCCACCCATTCCCTTTACTTCCTGCGCGATTTTTTCAAGATCATCGTCGGAAAGCTCCTCGCCTTCTTCCATTTCACTCAGTTTGTCGTGAATCAAAAACTTAAAGTATTTTTGATTCTTTGCAGGAATTTCCAAATCACTCGCAATCGAGTTGAGCTGTATTTCCATTTGTAAAGCTTCATTTTGAGATCTAAGAGTTTCCACTTGTTCGGCTGGATCTTCTTCTTCTTCAATTCCCAAAGCGATCTTTAACTTTCTTTGAGTCTCTTCCATTGCAGCTAACTTCTCGTTAGCGTCCTTGCCAGATACTCTACGGGAGGCATTTTCCTTGCGGAGTTTTTTGAGTTCTTTCTCGACCTTTACAGGATCGGTATAATCAAACTCAGTTCCTTCTCCACCGTCGCCACCAGGGTTAGGGTTTGGATTCGGATTAAGTTCTCCACCTTTATCTCCTCCAGCTTCACCACCTTTATCAGCAGCTCCACCTTCGCCACCAGCGCCAGCGCCAGCATCGTTCTTATTTTTGTCGTCATCGTTTGTTCCTGACATACGAGTCTCCTCCCGTTAGTTGTTAGTTTCTACATATCGACTCATGCCGATTTATTTCCAGTCCTTGCGGTAGGGAAGCAAGATAGCTCTATCGTTTGGCCTATCTGGTGGGGCCATAAATACCCTCTCCTGATCTCCCCACTTAAATTTAAAAGGCTTATCAATAGGAATCTTTGGATTCTCTCGATTAAGCTTCTTTGAATCTTTGGCAGTTCTTAAATCCATTGGATGAAAGAGAGTTTTCATCAGATCCGGCATATCTCCAGAATCCCTGACCTCTTTCATATTTTCCATTTTTGCTATGTTGTAGACATTGTGGAGCTCTGTTCTGGCTATTCTTTCCAGCTTCCACTGTTCACCTTTAAACTTTTGAGCCAACTCTCCCATTACTTCATAATTAGATTTACCAATTAAAACAGCTTCTGAGAGCTCCATGGCAAAGTCCTGTCTTAAAGCTTTGCTGTAAGCTGTGAGACTCGACTGGTGTCTCTCAAAGAGGAAGTTGGAAGTCTTAGAGGCAACCACTGCTGAATCCAGATTGAGTGGGGTAACAGCTCCAGTGAACTCTTTGTCAAAAGTGTTGAGCTCTTTGATTAGATCCTCAGATGATCTCTCACCAAGAATCATGGAGCTTTCTTGAATACCTTTTCCGAGAACTCTCTGCATTTCCAGCAAAGCAGCATCAATTTGAATTAAAGACGATCTCATTCTCTGAGCTGTGAAAGTTCCCTTTGGCATTGAATTGAGACGATCAATAAGTTCAAGACGGACTCTCTTATATAGAACCATCATCTTTTTTACTTCTCGTTTATTGAGCTCCTGCACTTCCTCGGCTTGAGACTGTGCAAGAGTCTCCACTTTATTATTCTCGAAAAAGCTCATAGTTTGATTTTAGTTTTTAACCTTATGATTGCTTTGGCTGTTCTCCATGCGGCTTTACCTGTTTTCTTAGGATTGCCACCCACCTTGTAAAGAAATTCTGAAGTCCCTCTAGGATTATAGGCAGCAGTACCAACAGTAGCCCCCACTACCGCATCGACAGTCTCATTTTTGTTTCCATGAGTAGCTCTCACCACCTTGGAAGCTCCATAACCAACCAAGAAAGCTGCAGCACCTTTGCCGAATTTCTTAACAGGAGGAACCAATGATTTACCAAGTCTGACTTTCTTTCTCGATTTATTAAGAAGGAGATTGGCCTTTGTAGTTTTACTATGACCAAAGAAAGACATCTGTCTGTGATTTGATTTGTATGATTTGAAAAGCTTTGAAGCTCTAACATTTCTGGCAGACTTTCGATTTAGGAATCTTTCAGCTTTGGTTATAGATGCTCCTGCACCAATACCAACCGCAGCTCCACCAGCCATTATTCCAGCTCCGGCAGAACCCTCATTGAGTCGAGCTCTTTGAGCTTTTGACAACTTAATGGGAACAATGCGACCTCTGATTCTTCTGAAGACAACCTGTTTTTTCTTTTCCATTATCTCACCCTCATCAATGCCATTATTCCAGCTCTTCCAGCTTTATTTAAAAAACGAGTTATTTCACCAGACGCAGCTTTTGCACCGATTAATTTTTTACCGCTTTTAGATGTTGAAATTAATTTCCCGCCCCTTGCCTTAAAAACTTTTGGCAATGATGGGTTTGCTAGAAGTGCAGTGAATGTTTTAAAGCCCTGCCTCTTAGCACTCTTATTCATAGCCACAAATAAACTGGCTGTTGATTTCTTATCAGAGGAAGCAAATAAATTGATATTTGCTCTTCCTTTTGTTGATTTTGAGAATGTAGCAATACCAACATTTGTTCTGAATAAACCATTGACCTTTTTCTTAGCTCTTATAGTTGTTGTAGAACTAAGGATGGATCTTCTCTCTGTTATTTTTAGATTCCCACGATTAGAAAGCGTTCTTCTTCTCGAAGCCTCAATACCAACACCAGCGGCCACAGTAATAGGAACTAAACGACCACCGATCCGTCGAAATATTACGCGCTTATTTTCATCTTTCTTTTTAGCCATTAAAATCCTCCAAATGGATTAATTACTGGATCATCGTCAACCATCTTCATTTCGAGTTCGATGTCTTCCACTCCGAAAATATCAGCAACATTCTTAAGAGCAGTTTCACGAGAAAGGAACCCGCCAGTCTTTGCACT